TACTCTCTTTCAAGATTGTTTCCTCTCATCAAGATTTGAATCCGAGAGAACATTACATCTGAACATCCTCGGGACTCACCATTCCAAACATCGTTCATAGTCGCTTTGCCTTGTACCAATTGATATGATCGTTCCAGTTATTGAACTCACCTCGAATCGGGCAGAAGAACTGCCCATTATAGGGCGGTTTGGTTGTGTCCTTATAGGACAGGTTTAACTCAGTTTGCCTCATTTGCTTTGCTCCCTTTATTAGCATAATGGATTCTAACGTAATACTTCCTAATCACGGCAAGTATGAAAAGTATAGAGGTCATGAAAACAGTCATTGCTATCGCGCTCATCTCTATAGATAAACAGAATGCTATTAGGACATAGTTCAGAGGAAAATTTACCATCGTTCCTAGAATTGTGTCGCTAATAGACTCTTTAAATGCTTCTTTATTGATCTGGTGCGCCCTCATACCATCTAATCACTGTTTCAGTTCGAAAACTTCTCCAACCCTCTTTATCTAGACACCACACTACCAAGTGGTCGTTGTCTTCACGTTGTTCTAAGATCTCTGGTACATTGTGCCCAGACAACTCTACATTCAATGTACAAGGCATCACCCTTAACTCACCTGTACCAATCTTAGTGAACTCAACTGTCACTACACCGGCTTGCGCTGCTTTAGTAAATCCTTCCATCATAATCCTACTACCTCTACTGTTGTTGGTACCACATCAATACCATTCACGATATCTGACGAGATCAAATCTCCCAGAGCATTCTTTTTGCTACGTGTCCATTTAAGACCAACATACACACGATACTGCTGCTTGGCTGTCACCATCACAGCTTTGTTCCACTCTTCATAACCCACAGGCGCGATTTTACCAACAGTGTTTCGTACAACAGAGTTTGTTTCTGTTGCCATCTCAACGCTAGACTCATCACCGGCTTCTGCTACGGTGTACTCGGTGTCTTTGTTTACTTGCCCAGCAATCTGGTCAGCAAGGTCCGCCTTAGCAATCATCATAGCCTTTTCAACTGCTAGTTGAAGATTAGATGACACCGCAGTACCAACACCGTAGATATATCCGTGTTTGTTTTTCCGATCAAGTAATCCACGACTCTCTTCAGAATCGATGTACCACTCGGGGATTAAGGCGAGAATAGAATTCTCGGTAGACTCTTGTTTTACTTTATAGTTAGATGCACAGCCAACTGTTAACATCAATACCGCTACTGCTAATAACGCTTTCATAATATATCCTATTTTGCTAATGCTATAATAACACCAATGAGACCCACATCTACCAGCTGGACTTTTACGTAGTCACCGAACCGATTAGTAGGATCAAACTTCTGTTTGCCTTCTTCAGTCGTTTCAGTACATTTTCGGACTTTGGTTTCTTTAACCAGTTGCCCATCTTCAAAGTGTTGCGTCACTTCATAGTGACAATTGCTAGACGATTCTTCTTCTGCGTATGCGCTAAATGCGAACACCAGAAAAAGGAAAAGAATAAAGATCTTCAGGAGTGTTTTCATAATATAGTACTCGTTCGTAAGAATAGTTATTATAACACATTCTTAACGGGTTTGTCAACCTCTTAAGATTCCTTGGAGTTTATCTTCAAAGGCTTCAACTTTCTCTAGACGATTAGGCCAGTAGATATAGTCCTTCTCAGGATTCGCCTTAAGACTATTCAACAGAGGCGTGACCGCATTGTAAAGCTCGTGCAACTTGTTGTGGTAATCCAGAACGTTGTCTGCTTTCTGCTGCAACTCAATAACTGCATCCAGTTCGTCTTCAGTTACCGCAGTAAATCCAAAATCAAAAATGTCTTCACTCATCTTCCATCTCCAGGGTAAAAGTGAAAGTATCGGGAGTGTACTCAGTAGGATTACACATCCAGTTCATCACGGACTCGCGCATAATCTCAGTCTCCATCTCTTCGTGCGCTCGATCTCGCTCCTTTTTAAAACTCATAAAATCAATTACATTATCCACAGAGAGGTGCTCCTTTTACACGATTTACTCTATCCCATTCGTCAGGCGACACATCGTTCAATCGCATATGATGACCAGGCGCCAACTTACCATCGTACTCAGGGTAACCATGCTCGTGTTGATTATTGACAAACTTGGTCTTGTTCTCTTCGTCATGAATGTACAACTGAATGACCGCATAGTGCAGGATCTTCATGAGATCTTTGCGAGACTCTTTAGCATTACCTTTGCGACCATACCGCTTGGCATACTTGATCACATTGCCCAAGCAAAAGCCAGTACCATGCCCACTATCAATAATGATATCCGTGGCTTGATACTTGTCCGTAGCGTAGTGCTGATCATATGTTTTGTCAACATACTCCATTAACTCCTGTACTAGTTGATCTTCATTGAACTTGTAATTCATTCACTCGTCTCCGTAAGTCACTTGTTGAGAACCTATGGTCTCGTTTATTAAAATATATCTCAATGCCTCTACTGGCACAAATTGCTCGGCCGGTAAACGTAGAGTCTTTGTATTCTTCACCTATTATTCTAACATCTAAATCAAGCATTGTCAAGATATCTTCCAGATCTTGTTCTGTTTGATAGGGAATAATTTCATTGACATATTTGCAAGCATTCAATTGTGCATAACGTTCAACCAATGTCTGTACAGGCGCGTTCTTGTTTACGCGATCAAGTGATGGATCAACCTGCAACCCACAAATCAAATAGTCACACTGGTCTTTTGCTTCACGTAACATTGCGATATGACCTGCATGAAGCAGGTCAAATGCGCTTGCGGTGAATCCTGTAATCATATTATCACCAATTATGTACTATATTAGACATGATAAAAAAACATGTCATCAAATTCACACCAACAATTATAGTTCTTACTATTGTAATGTAACGATCATAGGGTTCTGTCTTATCGTCAGAATAACCACCCAACGAATACTGCCATATCGTCCAAAATTTAATTAAGCTTTTCTTTACTGTCATCATTATACGTTATGATTAAATCACCATCTTCGTCAATTTCTATTTCTTTGGCATCAAACGCTTCCATGATCATACCCCAAGTAAATAGAATACCAGATTCTCTTCCAAGAAATCTACCAATAAAATAGGCTACGGCTATTAAACCAGTCGCAATTGCTGTGTGTAAATATGGGTCCATGCGAATCTCCTAATTGAACTTAATACCTTTTAGTTTTTCGCCTGCTCTTGTTTTTTCAAAGACGGGAATGTCATCATCCTCTTCTTTGGTCAAGGTCTGTTCGGACTGTTCAACATCATAAAGTCGCATTTTAGATCTGTCAATACCAACAACGAAACGTTTATTGGCACTGGGATCGTTGTAACGATTCTTCAACTGTTTTACCATTATCTGACCGAGTTTATCCATCTCCTCATTTGATACTAGAGCAAACATTAAATCCGCAGTCGCCGGTAAACCGAACGATTCAGAAGTATCTTCTAGCCCAGGATCAGAGTTACCAAATCCACTTCGGGTCGTTTGCGTTGCAGACATGATAGGGACATTGAACTCAACCGCTAGCCCGCGCAACTCTTCTGCAATGCTCTTGATGTAGGAGTATGAGTTAATAGCACCACCCATGCCCTTCATTCTAGAAGACGCACATATATTTAGATAATCTACAAAGATAATTTCAGGTAAAAACTTTCTTTTTAACTTCAATTCGTTTAATAATGCACGAAAATGACTTGTGTGAGCAGCACCAGTAGGATACTCTTTGATGATCAGTTTACCTTGTGTACTAGCAGCAATCTTACCAACACGATCTTTAAACATCTTTTCTGACATATGATCCAACTGGTCAATAGCAACGTTCATCAAGTTAGCATCAATACGTTCGGCGATGCGTTCTTCTGCCATCTCTAATGTAATGTAAAGGACATTACGACCTTGCGATAGGGCACTGGCGGCGACATGACACATGAACAGAGACTTACCTACACCTGTACCTGCCAGCGCGATGTTCAGCGTCTTATTTGGCAAACCACCTTTGGTAATGGTATTGAAGTACTCAAGGTCGAACGGAATACGTTCTTCTTGCTCATGATAAAAGGCGTATCGCTCGTCAACGTTCTCAAGATAATCATGACCTACGTTGGTGTCAAAGCACACCGCCAGTGCGTTCTGTAAGATGTCTGGGAGAGCATCCTTTGTCATTGTGTCGTGTTTACCATCAATGATCTGGATGCTCTCCATGATCGCCAAATAGACTGCGCGATCCTGACACCATTTTTCTGTTGTATCTAATAACCACTCTTCATTCTCATCCTTGGCTTCAAAGATGGTAGGCAGAATGTCAAGGGCATGTGTATATGTTTGTTCAGTAAATTTACTGGACTGGTCTATCTCCACTTTGAAAGCATCAAGCGAGGGAAGCTTATTATACTTACCAACAAACCTGATGATCTCACCAAACAATGATCTATAAACACCTTCAAAGAAATCAGGCTTAATGAAAGGTATAACTTTACGCATATACTCTTCATTGGTTAGCATATTTCTAAGAATGGTCTGTTCTAAATCAATCTTCATTATCTTCCTCAGGTTTACCGTAAACTAAAGAGCCGTCTTGTGCGGCGGCTTCTAAAATATCTTCTAATACATCAGCAGCGAAATCTTGAAGATTAGTATCTTCTTCTGTTAAATCACCATCAGGGCTTGATTGTATCATAAAATTAAACTTTAAGCAATCGTTTTCGAAAGCAATGTTACCATAACGAATAACAGTCTCAACAAAATCGCCTTCGATAAATCTTACATCCCAAGCCTGCTTGTTACCCCCGCCATCACTGGCGGGAACAAGTTCATAATCAACACTTTCTTTAGCCATTGAAATCACCTTCAAGTTCAATGTCTAAGTCTACAACCGCACTGCCAACTTGAAAAGCATTCTTCACAAATTCTTGAAAGCTTTCTTGTGCTAGAATAGAAGCCCAGAAGTCTCGGTCAAGATCAGCAAGACGATACTTCTTCTCTTCACCTACTTTCTGATACCAACCGTTAGATGGTTTAACAACATCACCACTCGCCATCGCAACATCAAGCAAACCAGACATCTCATCGATACCACCTTCCCACGAAACAGTGATAGGGATCTTAGACTGCTCTTTGACAAAGCGAGACTTCTCAACCTTGATGACAAAATCATAACCCATGACTTCGGTACCAGTCTTGTTCTGTCTACGACCAATGATCCAGATGTTGTTTGCTGAGTAGTAAATACCAGTACCACCACCAACAATATCTTTAGGATACAAACCAATCTCTTTGTACGTGTGATTGATTGCAAGCAAAGGAATGTTCTTCATTGCAAGATAAGGTGTGGTCATACGGAACAAACCTTTCAGTGCTTTTGCTCGTGACATATCAGCAACAGACTTTTCGTTCTTGGCATCTTCGAGTTCTTTCTTAGATGCTAGGTTACCAATGGAGTCAATCACAATGATCACATCATCTTCTTTATCCATGTCCTCTAACTGAGCAATGAGATCAAACTTCAACTCTTCTACATCTGTAATAGGTGTATGGAGTACACGCGAGGTATCAATACCAAACGTATCAAAGTATGACTGAGGCGAACCAAATTCTGAATCATAAAAAATCATGATGGCTTCTGGTTTCGCTTTAAGATAGGCTGCTGCCATCTTCAGTGCAAACGAAGTCTTAAAATGCTTCGATGGTCCAGCAAGAACGGTAAGCCCAGAAGTAATTCCGCCGTCTAGAGAACCTGACAAAGCCACATTCATCATAGGCACATCAGTCTGCACCACTTCTTTCTCTTGAAAGAATTCTGATTTATCCATCTGTGACGATAGTTTAATCTTGGAATTCTTTTTAAGTTTCGCCATTAGCGACATAATATCTCCTTCAGTTCAACGTAACCACCAATTGGATTACCGTCTATTTTAATTTGCGGAAAGGTTTTCGCACCTACAAATTCAGTTAAGATTTCATCTTTAGTGAAGTCTTTACCAATTGCTTTGTAAACATACGAAAACCCTTTCTCTTCGCAAAGTTTTTTAGCCGCGTCACAATACGCGCATCTAGGTTTACCCCAAATCTCAATGTTCATATTAGTCTTTCAAGTTACGGAAGTTAATCGCTTCATCCAACAGAGGAATCTTATCGGTCATTCCTACTAACATTCGGGCATCTCGATTCAGAAACTCACCACCAAAAGACTTAGCCTGTTTCATTGATAACTCGCTGTCAACTTGTGCTTTGATGAAAGAAGGAATCATAACGCTTCGGTCAGTCATCACAGGATGCGATTCGATTATACGCCTAACGATAGAAGGATTAGCACCTTCGCAATCAATAATTGTGGCATGCATCTGATTAAAGAACGTTTGCTTAACCGCTTTAAAACCTGAGATAGCCAGTTTAGTATAAACGATTTCGAAAATACTACCAGTCTTAATTTCTGTTGATGACAATACAGTACAATGCTTAATAACATCTAGCAAAGCATCTAAAGCCTTTTCATGACCACCGTACATAGCAAAGTCATTACTCAAAACATCTAATGCAGTTTCACCAGTTTCTGGAGCATACACGATTTTGTTCTGAAAATACTCTGGTCCAACAGCACCGAGAATACGATCAATAGTTTCAATATTGATGGTAGTCTTGATACACAAGCCAGCACCTGTTTGTTTAGCAATTTTAGCAATCGTATTGACAATAGCAGTATCGTCCAGAGTGTCGTTCTTCAGCAACGGGATATCGTTACAGATAAAGACAATAGCAGGCTTCCATTCAATAAGATCATCAACATCATCTACAACAGCATTAACGTCGGCTAGTTTAGGATCAAAAGCCACTCGCATAGCATCAGCTAAGTAGTTGTCGCCAATAATACCTATCCTGAGCTTTTCTTTCTTACCTGTTTCTTCACCGTTCTGTTCAACGACTACTCCTTCACCGTTATCATCCCATTCGCGCACTTCGGTTTCGCCTGGTGGCATTTGAATGATGTTTTCATCATTACTCATAGTGTATATCTCCTATACGTTTTTGTATGCATATTCCACTGCTCTATCAGCTTCAACTTCGAGTGGTCTGTTATCATACC